CACACCACGCGCTATTTATAGAAATGAAAACCGAAAAGGGTAAACTATCGGACACACAGAAAATCGTTCACGCACAGCTTATCAATGCAGGTTATGCAGTCAAGGTGTGCAGGTCATTTGAAGAATTCACAATAACAATTAAATCTTATTTAGAGTCATGAGCAAGAACACAAAAGAAAAGTACGGGGCATTGATTATGGATATTGCCTCAGGTGAATCATTTAGAATTGATGAAATGCGAATGAAGCATAAGGTATCAACACGAGTGTTTACCATTATGCGTGATTTAGGCTATATCAAAAGTGTGCCGTATAGTATGCATGTATGGCATGCTGATGCACCTACTCAAATTACGATTAACTTAATCATTAAAGAATGCAGGAAATCATCGCGCATTGAAAAGGTTATGGCTAAGCAATCAACACCACAGCTAACCATTAAACCTATTAAACGAGTTGAGCGTACACAGCCAGTCCCACAACCTGATGTTGATCTATTGAATTACGACCGCAGCAATAGCAAGATGATTATCATTCTTACAGTTGGTGTGATACTAGGTTTCTTAATCGCAACAATTATTTGGAAGTGATATGAAATACGATATTCAATACATTGGTGAATGTGATCATGTAGAAAATTTCACGAATAAGGTATACCATGCACGTTGTAAGAAAAGATATTTCAAAGTATTTAATCCTGAATTAGGTGACACGTATCAAATAGCCTTTTGCAATGATTCGTTAAAACTGCATATGCAACAAGAGTTTTCGCATAAGCTAGTTTACTTTTCAAGTCAGTGCGAATATGAAATTAAAAATTTAATTGTGCGTGCCCTTAATTTACATCGTTACCACTTTATGCTTAGCAGAGATTATCCTGTTATCAATCATACTTGGATTACAATATGTGAAAGACCCAATACGCTGATACAGGTTCCTTTTAAAACTTGTATAGAATGGTATCTACAAAATAGAAGTTTCCAACTTTGGGATGCTATGCAATGGCCGCTAAATGATTTTATTCGTGAGAAACAACGCTATAAAAAATATGCATCGTTATGCGAAAAATTACAACACATGATAAGACAAGTGCCACGAAAAGAATACAATGATCGTGAGCCAGCAATCAATGACATACTATTACTAATCTTAAAAATTATTTACAATGAAACCCATAAACAACAAGTCCCTTCTACACTTCCTGTTCGACCAAATGGAAAAACTAGACAAGCAAGAAGTAACAGTGGACGTAGCAAAAGCACAGGCACACTTAGCGAAGCAAGCCAACAATGCGCTGAAGTATGAGATAGATCGCACACGGCTATTGATTGACCTTGACAAGCACCGGGCAGAGACTGGTAACGCTGTTGACTTCAGGAATGCTGAAGGAAAAAACTTTGACTAATTTGGAAGTAGATATAGTTTGACTATATTTGCGATGCTACTCAGTATGAAAAACATTTCAAATCCCACCATTACCGCATTGCCATAAGCACAACCGTGCGCTGGGTAGCCTTTGTGTGTAGTGGTGGGTATTTTGCTTATGAGAGAATCAACTGTATTTTATAGATCGTTTTACGAAGCGATTAAAGAACTTGATGCAGATACACAGGCACAAGTTTATTCTGCCATCTTTGAATACGCCCTGAACTTTAATGAAGTTGAACTAAAGGGTGTAGCTAAGACTGTCTTTACCCTAATCAAACCCCAACTGGATGCTAACCTGAAGCGATACGAAAACGGAACTAAAGCAAAGGTGAAGCAAGTTGTAAGCAAACAGGAAGCAAAACAGAAGCAAACTATAAGCAAGGTTGAAGCTAATGTAAATGTAAATGTAAATGATAATGTAAATGTCAATGAGAATGAAAATGTAAATCATAATCAGAATGATAATGTTTTAAGGTCGCGCTTTCGCGCTCCGACGTATGATGAGATATTTGATTTTATGAAAAGTAAAAATGCATTAGCCGGGAATGTTTGGCCTGATGCCAAAGTGCTGACTGAGGCTAAGGCATTCTTTAACCATTACGAAAGCAATGGATGGATGGTGGGTAAAAACAAAATGAAAAACTGGGAAGCGGCCGTGCGCAACTGGATGAACAACAATTCTAAATTTGAAAATCAAAAAATAAATACCAATGCAAAACAACCAACTACAACAGCAGAACACATTGCAAAAGCTGAGGCACTTTTCCGCGATGCAGTCGCTATCAGTCGAGCACGCGATGAAGCAAGACAAGATAGCACTACTTCGTAAACTAGACCGCACCACAACAAAGATTAAAATCATGGAGCTGGTTACACGATGTACCCAACTGCTCAATGTGCAGAACAACATGAACGCACTACAGATTGAATTCTGTGCTGAAAACATTCTCGATAAGATGTGGATGTATAGCCTTGAAGATATTCAACTGTGTTTAGATCGTGGTGCTATTGGTGCTTATGGCACGATATACAACCGCATAGACCCTGCTACAATCCTTGCATGGTTTCCACTTTATGACCAGCAACGCCAACTAGCTGTTGATGGAATTAATCAAAAAGAAAAGGAAGCTAACAACATCTACGAAATGTTCCAACATCCGCAGGTGAAGGAAGCTATACAGACTGCGGCGGATAAGTTGAAGATTGAAGAAGCCCCGGCACAGGAGGCAAAGCGTGTCACGCCGTCACGATTTGAAAAGATGCTGATGGATGAGTTTGATGAACTGCCTACGTGGGACAATGATATGCGCTTTCGTGTGTATAACAACAGACCATACCAGTTCACAGAGTTCAGGAAGGAACGCTACCGCGAATTGATTGAACAACAAAACGAATACTAATATGGAACCAATAATTGTTGAGATTAAAATTTATCCTGAACAAGAACAAATAGATTCTGTAGGAGAGAACTATACAACTAAACGCTACATAGCTAAATTTGAAGATGGTACAACCTTAGGAGTTGAACAAAGCGTGTGGCCTAAAGATACAGGGCACGAAGGTTATGGTGGCTGGTTATGGCATTGGTCAGAAGACGAATGGATTGAGGAAGCAAAAAAACGATATATAGAAAGATATCAATGAAACAATACGACACAGCAAAAGAAAACGAACTATTGCGAAAGCTTGTTATCTTAGCAATCAGAAGAAGTATGCGCCCATCAATGCAAGACAATCAAGCGATGTGGCTACTGCTTAACGAATTGCATCTAATGACAGGTAATGATGATTATAAGCTATGACAATAGGTGAATTGTGGGATAAGCTCGCACAGTATTCCGATGACACAGAAGTGTACATCGGTTACATCGAAGGCCACAGCATCCAGCAATTAGATTTTAATATAGTTGAAACAACAGAACTGGGTGGTAAGATTACCATATCACTCATGTACGAAGACATAAACGTAATTAATAATTAAACACAATGAGCAATTACACAATGCAAGAGGGTCAATTCACCCTATTCAAAAACAACAAGACAACCAACAACGCACCGGAATACACAGGTGAAATCATGGTCAATGGTAAGAAGATGCGCCTAGCTGCGTGGGTTAAAGAAGGCAAGAGTGGAAAGTTCTTTAGTGGCAAGATGTCCGAACCGCGTGAAGCAAAGCAGGAAGACACACAGGACAATGACGGTCTACCGTTCTAATGATTGAGTACCTACCGAAACAAAACGAAGCACTGCGTGTGTTGGGTAATTCACACCCGGCACGTGTGGTGCTGTTCGGAGGTGCGGCAGGAGGTAGTAAGTCATTCATCGGATGCGCATGGCAAATAAGCCGAAGGTTTAAGTATCCAGGTACACGAGGTCTGATAGGTCGCAGCAAGTTGGATACGTTAAAGAAGACCACACTCAAGACATTCTTTGAAGTAGCGCACATGTTAGGGTTAGCACCTAATGAACACTACACCATTAACAATCAAACGCACGTTATAACATTCAGCAATGGCAGCGAGATAATACTCAAAGACCTTTTTGCATACCCTTCAGATGCGGAGTTCCATAGCTTAGGCGGGTTAGAATTAACAGATGCCTACGTAGACGAGGCGGCACAGGTTTCAAAAAGAGCAATTGACATATTGCAATCACGCATCCGTTATAAGCTACGCGAATATGACTTGCCACCAAAGATGCTACTCACTTGCAATCCTTCCAAGGGATGGCTTTACAATGAGTTCTACGCACCACATAAGATGGATAGTTTGCCACAGCATCTAGCATTCATCCCTTCACTACCTACAGACAACCCACACCTACCTGAAAGCTATATCGAAACGCTAGAACGTTTGCCCGAAATAGATAGACGAAGGCTATTACACGGTGACTGGGAATATGATGAAAGCGTAGACAACCTGTACCAATACGATGACTTAGTGCGCTGCTTCCGGGATGAAGAAAGCAAAGGTGAAAAGTATATAAGTGCCGACATCGCACGACTAGGAAAAGACCGTAGTGTCATTTGCGTATGGCATGGTTTGCAGTTAATGGAGATTCACGAGCTGCGTAAGCAACCAATCACAACCGTAGTTAGCACCATTCGTCAACTATGCGACAGGCACAGCATCAAACTTAGCAATGTGATCTGTGATGAAGATGGGGTCGGAGGGGGTGCGGTTGATGCGCTCCTGTGCCGGGGCTTCCTTAATGGTGGGCGTGCTAAGCAATCCGATAAGTTCACCAATCAAAAGGCAGAATGTTATTTCAAGCTTGCGGAATTAATCGAGCAGAACAAAGTAATCTTCAAAGTGAATCAGTTCCGGGATGTCATCGTGCAGGAGCTGGACATGATAAGACGCAGACAACCCGAAGCCGATGGCAAACTTGCTGTGATAAGCAAAGATGAGATAGCCCGCATGCATGGCAAGTCACCCGATTACGCTGATGCTATTATGATGCGCATGTACTTCGAACTATTCCCAAATTACGGTAGCTATTCGTGGGCGTAGTGTACCCTTGAAGGTATAAACGAGGGTAATTGTGTTGCATTTATACCCTTATAGGTATAGTGAAGGTGGTTACAATCTGTAACCAATTGCAATTTTAACAATTTTTAACAGGGCATATGTAATTATTTGCAGTACATTTGGCCATCAATTAAAAACAACACACACAATGAATATCTCCGCTGGTCAATCATCACAAAAACAACATCTTTCAAATGGTGCTCTTACCGCTTGCAATCGCAGAACATCCGGCATCGGAAAAAACGACAAAGAATCTTTTAAATGGTGGGTTGAAAAATATCCTCAAGAGTGTTGTCAAAAATGCCTTACTCGCTTTAATCAAAAATAAATTCAATCGAGGGGCGCGGCTCAACAACGCGCATATAAACTTAAAAACAAAACACATGAAAACAGCATCTAAAATCCTTCGTTACATTATCGCAGCAGTTATCCTTTACGCAGTGCTTAGCTACTGCCAAGAAATCAATGATTGCCTCATGAAATATTAATAATTACAATTAAAAAATGTAAATAGTCAGGTGGCAGAAATGAGTAATTGCAAGGTCCTTCAAACGGTAAGTGTACATAGCCTACCTTTTTACAGGTTCGAGTCCTGTCCTGACTACAAATAAAAATCAATAATAACATGAACAGTTTTCACAAAGACAACTTAGAAGCATTGCAGAAGTTTCAGCAAATGCTCAATGCAGAACCTGATGAACTGGGTATTGAATCAACACCCGATAAGAAAGCGCGCACGCTCGTCATTAGCCACGTAGAAACAACACTAGATGAGTTGTTCTTCGGACATTGGCGAACTGAGAATTTCAAGTGGGCGGTATTAGCTAATGAAGTGCAGGCATCAATGGAGCTTGTAGTCATTCACCCGATTAGCGGTTATGAACTAAAGCGCACAGGTGCAGCATCGGTTATCATTATGGTTGACAAAGTACCGGATAATGTAACAGGCAGCGATCGCAATAGATGGGCATTAAACCCCGATAATAAAAAAGCCAATGCAATGGACTTAGCATTCGGTAAACTCAAAGCAGAGTGCCTTAAAAACGCTGCATTGTCATTAGGCAAAGTGTTTGGTCGTGACCTTAACAGAAAGAATAAGGACACATACAAGCCATTCAAGTTGAAGGGTGCGCTAGGTCGTGGGCATGAACAGGATGTGGCGTATGTACGCGAACTAATCCAGCAAGCAACCGACCTCTCACAACTTCACAAAATCTTCAAAGCCTGCAGCCCCGAAGTACTTGCCGAAGTGAGCGATGAACTAAATGCCAAGAAAGAACAATACGGCATCGAGTAAATGTTAAAATTTGTAGCAACTGTCAAGTGTATCTTGATGGTTGCTATCTTTACCACATCAATCAATAACGACATGAACAACACACTATTTAGAGCGTCACAACTTGGGAAGTTAATGACCGATGCTAGGACCAAATCAGGACTTAGCGAAACTACAAAGAGCGCATTGCTCGAAGTCTATATTCAGCAGCGTTACAATCGCTACAAAGAGATAAGCAACAAGTATATCGAGAAAGGTTTAGCCGTAGAGAATGATGCGATTGATATGTGGCGCAGGCATCGCGGTGAAATCGTATTCAAGAATGAAGAAATGTTTGTCAATGAGTACATCAAAGGCACGCCTGATTTACTTATCAAAGATGATGAGACTGGTCTAGTGGTGAACGTGCCTGATATCAAATCTTCATGGGACATACATACCTTCATGGATGCAATGAAGAATGATATTAGCAAAGACTACTACTGGCAGGGGCAGGCGTATTGTTGGCTCACAGGTGCACCACGTGCTACCTTCTGCTATGTGCTTGTTAGCGCACCAATCGAAATGATTAATGACGAAAAGTACCGACTATCTCGCAGACTAAATCTTATTGATCCACAAGGTGACCCTGTTTTTTTAAAGAAGGCAAAGAGCATCGAACGTAACATGATATACGATATGCCACGATTCCTTCGCGAATACCCGGATGCAAACCTAGAAACACCAGGCGATGAATGGGCGTTTGATATACCCATCGCTGAACGCATCCACGAAAAGGTTGTGGAGTTTGATGAAGCAGCAATCGCAAAGCTTCAGGAGCGTGTACCGATGTGGCGTGAATACCTTAATACTTTAGCACTATGAGTAAGGAAATTAAAATACTGATTTACTTAGTAGCAACCGCAGTACTTGCATATCTATGTGCTTTATTTATTACATTAGAAACCGATATTACAAAATGGTCTAACAGCGGTAGATTGAGTTTGTTAATGATATGGGGTATATTAAATGTTGGATTAATAATTCATTTAATGGTTTTTTATAACGAAGATGACAAATGAACGCACTTTGCACACTAATCATTTGGGGGGGCATGCACTATGCAACCCCGGCATGGATGGAAAAACAGATACCTGCATGGATGTGGTCACGCTATGAAATACACATAGCACCATATGGGACTAAGCTATCCAGTATCGCAAACGTAGACCCGAAGACAACCGCACTCATAGGATTTAGCGCAGGAGGTTTGGATGTGCTACGTAACTACTCGCAAGATTATGCAATGGTGGTACTGCTTGACCCGTCTACCCGAATGGATTATGCAAAGATTGCATACACCACTAACACGTACATGTTCTACAATCAATCCAACTGGGGCGGCACTAATAAGAGCATGGACGATGTAGCTAATCAAATCAATGCAACAGGTGGTAAGGCAGTAAGCATGAAGCTAAAGCACAGCGAAATACCCGCATACTTTTTTAATCACTTTAAAGGCGACTACTAATGAAAGCAATGACCATTGATCAACTCAAAGACCATGTGCGCAATTCAACGCAGCACTACTACAACAAAGAACAAGTAATTGAACTAATCAATAAGCTAAACAATGAAAGCAAAAGACAAAGCATGGCAACTGTACTCGAACTATTTTGATATAGTCGAAGGCGAAAAGCAAGAAGGTAACTTAGTTGAGGTGCATATCAAAGCTTTAAACGCTGCGCTGTACTGCGTAGATGAAGCCATAGTAAATGCACCTACCGACATAGTAAATGACTTTGAAGGCACAGGTGAATACTACTCTGTGAAAGCCTACTACCAGCACGTGAAAAGTGAAATCTTAAAACTCAAAGCACATGACAAGAAAACAACTGCAACAGTTTAGTGTTGATGAACTGAGAATGCTACGGCATAGATACCTAGCAGATACGCCAAAAAACAGCACGGAATGTTGCCGGGTGAATCGCATCATTCACCGAATCAATCAGGAAATAGATTTTCAAAAAACATTTTTAATACATGAGTGAAACTAAAAAAGAAACCGCGCTGCGGACACTTAGCAAGTCATTACGCAAAAGATTCCAAGGCAAAACGGTTAACATATCTTGGATTGAACTGGATGCGTTTATGATGAAAGCGCAAACACGCGAAATGGAAAACATACTTAATGCCTACAATGAAGGCTATAATGATTGCAAAGCAGGAACACCAAACAGAACACAACAAGAACATGGATCAAAGTAAATATTTAAAAACACTGTTAGAAGGAAGCGGACATTTGAATTCGTATTCTATGAAAACTAGTGATAAGTCTCCAGATTGCGCAGGTTACCTAAAGCTTGGCGGTAAGATTTATAGAATATCAGCATGGGAAAAAGTAACAAGTACAGGAAAAAAAACTATTTCATTAAAAGCTTTTGAAGCAAACCCTGACGGTAGCTTTAAGTATCCACAATAAAACCCAACAAAATGAAAGCAACACTAACGTTTAGCCTACCTGAAGAACAAGTAGAATACGAATACACTTTGAACGCTGCCCGGTATAAAGACGCACTCAAAGACATCATGGATATGATGCGCAGAGAATTCAAGTACGGTGAAAATAGTGAGGAGGTAGAAGGAAAGATAGCCGAACTTTACGATAGGTTTATAGAAATAACGGAAGGCTTGTTTGATGAATAATTCTAAAATCAATACAACATGAAAAGCAAAATGTCATTTGATAACAAGGCCATGAACCCAACGTTCCCACGTCATTATTCAAAACAATCAATAAACGATCAGTTTGATAGACAGATAAGGTTAGCACAACTAAACAAAGAACTGTTTAATCACACGTTTGAATTTACTACGAAGGACTGGAGAACTATAAGAACTGAAAAATATTGGGCAACCGTAAGCGGTAAAAGTGAATTAGAGCGTATGGAATACACGCTGCAATGTGTTTTATTCTATAAGAAAATGAAAACACCAACAAGCTAATGCGCTTCTTAATCCTTAGCAGCGGGCGCATCATTGTTGCACCTTGCGATACCCCTGCTTCCAAAGAAACCGACCTAATGCCTCACCTTCAGCATCAACCTTTTCCTCACTCCATTCCGGCTGAATGTGATGCAAATATTCATGAATTAAGACAATGAAATAGCGCAGCGGTGGTAGTGTTGGGTCTATCTCAATCACGTTATCACTATACAACCCATCCGCTTTCTCGCGTCCAAGTTTACGCTGAATGACTTTAGGATGTGGCTTGCGTTTCATTATCTTTGCGGCATAGTGTAGTGGTTCATTGCATTATTGTTTTTGTTATAGATTGATACAATCAGGCTCCTAACGTGGAGCCTTTTTGTTATCTAATCTTCCCGTTCACAATCCTGTAATTACTTACTTCAAAATCACCTGTGTCCATAACGCGCACGTGTGCAAAACCGTGGTGGTGTTTATTGATAGGCATATAATCAGGGTGCAGCTCACATAGACAGGCCACGCTCCAACACATTATAACCTTACCATTGATAGTTGGTTCAGAGTGGTCACTTGCCTGATGATGATGCCCACACAATGCACTGTCTTTTGTACGCAAAAACAAACCACGTGCGATGTTTACGGGACTGAATACGGAAGCACCTAACTCATGCCCGTGTAATATTGTCAACTTGCCCGCATGAATTATCTGCTTATCCGGTATGAATGTGATATTGTACTTATCCAAGTGCATGAGTGATTCAAAATTGAACTCATCCATGCCCAACAAATCGGGTGCATTGCGCATGATGTAATGATCATAACGCACATCGTGATTGCCGCACTTGTAATAGATAGCCGCGTTCGGGAATAGCTTACGAAGTGTAGCTAAAAATTGCCTTGTCATTAGTACCTCATGCCCGAAGTTTCTTTTACGCGGGTCTTTCTCAAAGCGACTGATAGCATAGAAGTCTATTATATCACCATTGAGCAAGATTGTATTGACTTCATTCTCCAGTCCATACTTCAATGCTAACGTCAATGCCTGTATGTTGTGATACGGCACGTGGATATCCGACAGCAACAAGATGTTATTGTGATTAATCGGAAGCTTGAAGGGTTTATAGTTCGCTTCTTGTGATGGTGGCAGGTCTAGCGGGTTGCTAGTTTCGGGTGATAGCTCCTGCAGAATAGTATTGAACTGGCTAAGGTCAACAGATAGTTTGTTCAAATTTCCTTTTGCCTGCGCTTTAACAGGTGAATCGGGTGCAAGCTTATGTCTTTTGCGCCAACTAAAATACAATCGCTCAAATGAGCTGTATTGCATTTTGATATTGTGCTTAGCCATGGCAGCACGTAGCCGTGAAGCTATCGTACCTGCGCCTTCATGCACTTCTTTGTATACCTCAAAGTATTCACCTTGCATAGTAGTTATTTAGTGCCACGAATAAACCCGGCTAATTCTGCAAGATTGTTGCTAATGGTCAAGTTCTGTGACGCTATAACATCAATCTTCTTTTCTAGCTTATCAATGGCTTTGTTCTGTTCTTCTTTCATGGTATTCAACTTAGAATTGAATTCATCTTTTGTGTCTTTGAGTGATTCTGTTAGCATAGTTACTTCGCGTTTGTGATATGATTCGACCTTACCCAGTGCGCTAGATACTTTGACCACATCGCGCTTCAATGCGTAGTACAATCCTGTTAATGATATAGCACCACCTACAATAGTTATAATATCTCTCGGTTGAATATCCATTTCTATAAGATTACAAAGTATAAAGTTGAAACTGCAAGCGCACTAATACCTAATGACAGCACCACGTTGTGTGCTACTAGTCTACGGTTGCGCTTCTTAAGGTCTTTTATCTGTAGTTCTTTCTCCTGTGCTATTGCCTTCTCTATGCTTTGCTTGTTGTCGTAGATCTCTTGTAATGTTTCGTAACTGTTTGCCTGTATGCCTGTAATCTTTGCATAGTAATGGGTCTTGAGTTTTTCAAGTTGGTACAGGCTATCCAAATCCTTTGTTGTTTGATACCAGTACATCATGCTAGTGTAGTTCAGATTCATTAGCTGCACTTCGTAGGTCGTAAGTTTTGGAGTAAAATCCGGATTTGAGTAGGCTGTCTGATTTTTTGAGCGTTGCGCGAAACTGACGATCGGCAGTAGCATCATCAGAATTAAGAATTTGGTATACATCATTTCGGTAGTATTGATTAGTTACGTCTTGCAACTGAATAATGGTATCACCGCGCATAGTCAAGCTATCTATTTTGGCATACAAGTTATTCGCTATTGCATTATTTTTTTCAATCGCACGGTATAGTGAATCATTGATAGACTCCAGTCTGTCAACTGCAGGTGAAGGTGCAGGAGTATTGCAACTTTTTAACATTACAAACACTACTAATGTAGTTACAACAACTGCACTAGCTATCAATATGCGCTTGCTTCTTATTGATTGTTCCATCTTGTGATATGTATTGACTTATTCAATGGTCTTATCTTAACTAGCACACCATCACCTAAGCGGCTATCTCTATCACCACGATCATTGGTGTTGCCTTCAATGGTGCGTACTGAATATTCACTAACCTTATCTACTATTCCTGTGTGACCAATAGCCTTGTACCTGTTTGTGTTGCGCCAATGCTTGTAGGATAGTGTCATGACCAGCACATCACCCGGCTTATAGGATTGATAGAAACGCCCATCGGTATATATTACATCCTTCTTGTTGTAGCACGTAGGCGACCACCCTGTAACCTTAGCCTCAACACCACACTCATGGAATACGGCACGCACAAAGAACGCGCACCATTGATACGTTGGCTTCCATCCTACTTCGCGCATAAGCCGCTCAAAGTAGCGGTCATTAAAGCCCATGTTGTTACCTCCTTTCTCCCTAACACCAACGTGTGCATAGGCTACTAGCCTTACACAATAACCGTCATTAGCGTGCGCAGTATGAATAGGAAGGCAGCAAAGTAAGCAAAGTACAACAGCAGATATAAAGAGATTTTTTGCCATGTAGTTAGTGACGTTTTAAGTTCTTCTTT